CATTTATTAGCATTGTTTCGCCCTCTTGTTTAACTCCATTGCGGCATAGTGGAATTCGTCCCAGTACTGCCCCGTTTTTGGATTGCCTATTGTTTCGCCTATTGTTGCCGCTTGATAGGCATCCCCCTTGATATACTCGAGCGATTCTATGGGCAATCCCTTAAAGCGCTCGATTGTTTCGCTATGCCAATTGCTCATAGTTAACCCCCCATTAATAGTTTTTTGAGATACTTTACCGACTTGCCCGATAGTTGAGACAATTGCTCAAGCGTTATATTGCTAGTGTCGAACCGATCAATGATTTCGTTGTCGCTCATGATTAACCCCTTGCTATAATATTAGCGTTATTGGTGCGCGATCCGTGAGCAGGGAATGCCACTACCGAATCGCGATTGCTTACCGAACAAAGCTTACAAGTCGCGCATGTCACCTCGTCCTTGTATGTAGCAGGGCAAGTAATAAACTTCACCCCTTGAATTGTGCGCGTGTCGTTCCCGTGATCACTAGGCACAACGGCCGCAATAGGCAGATTGTGGCGTTTTAACTTGATCGCGTGATCTATAGTGTTAGCGGATAAGTTAACCGTAAACCCCTTAAGATTAGCGGATCGAATCGCTTTGATGTTGTGGGCATTGTCGCGGTAGTGAGTGTAGGTGAAACCACGCTTGCCAGTGTTAGCGGTCGCAAGTAGATCAAGGGCGTGAGAGTCTATGTTCTCGCTATCCTTAGCATCGGGCATTAGATCCCCTGCTACGTTATGACGCCATAGCGTATTAGTCTTAAGCTTGCCGATATTGTCTAGAAAATCGGCGTATTTAGCGCCACGTTCACCGCTAGATACCTTATCCCAATTGAGGCGAGTGTAATAACCGGCTTCGGCGTAACAGCCATTAACGCCCGCGTAGGGGCATGCCTTGGGACAAGTGTCTCTCGCGCTTGTGGTGCAAGGTATCGCGCCTATTTTCTGATTAGATGATTTCTTTACGAATTGTATGTTCACGGTTTATCCCCTTGTAGGTTATGCCCCTATTGCTAGGGGCGTGATTGATTAGTATCCGTTTGCGTATAGCCAATCCTTCAATTTGGTTTGTACGCTTTCCGGCATTGTAATCTCGATAACGTCATCTCGACTTTCCAACTCCAAATCAACGCTACCAGTAAAGCCGTCCGCGTAATAAAAATTACACTGGTAAATTTCCCCCCTTTTGATAATAAATATATCTGCATCGCTAGTCCCACAGTCCTCATTAATGGTCAGTCCTACGTTGAATCCGCCAAACGTGTATGTTTTATCGAAGTGATCAATTAGATGATTAATGCGCATAGTGTGTTTCCCTTTGTGTTGTGTGTGTATTGTGTTGTCGTATAATACAATGCAGACAGCGTGCCAACTTTTCAAAGTCCAATGATTACGGGGTCTGTAGCCGATGTACTGTGTATGTATACAGTGTTGAGAGTGTTACCGTGTTACCGAATAGTGTTACCGTGTTACCGTTGCAGTGTTACCGAAGTACTCAACCATTCATCTAGGCTTCGTATCAGTGTGTTTCAATTTGAGTGTGGCTATTGGGGTATTGGGTTATTGGGGTATTGGCTGCATCCTCCGTCCTCGCACTTACTAAACCAATCGCTTTACTAAACTAATCGCTTTACTATCTCGCGCGTTAAATGCTCGTACGCGCGCGTGCGGTAACAGACGGGGCTCGAGACAGGGACGGGGAGGGGCGATTGCGCGTGGCTTTTTATTGTAGTTGCCCCCCAAATTTGCGTGAGGCCAAATTAAAAAAAAGAAGCAAAAAAACCACCCTGAAAACCCGCATGAACACAGGGGTTGGCGAAATTGACCAATTAGTGGTTTAATACGCCAAATATTAATCTTAAAAGAGCTTCTATGTTGTGGCTGAAGACAATGTACCAGTAAAGAGAAAGCGTGGTCGTCCCCGTAAGTCGGAGATAGAGAAACCGAAGAACCGTCCTGTTGGTAGACCCAAGGGTGACCATTCGGCTATGGCAGAGATGAAGCAGCGATTCCTCGCGAGAAGGGATACCAATGCTGTCATAGAGTCTATCTTCCGAGCTGCTCAAGATGATGACCACAAGAATCAATCTGCTGCGTGGAAGCTTATCGTAGATCGCATCTTGCCTATTAGCTCGTTTGACAAAGACAAGCTAGGCGGCAAGCCTACGGTCAATATCACTATTTCAGGTGTCACTGATACTATCGTACAACCTGAAGCAATAGACGGAGAGGTTATCGATTATGAGTGACCCATTGAGTCAAGTCCTCGGGATAGAGGCAAAGAAGAGAAAGCTAAACAACCAAGACCTTAGCAACCTCAAAAGCTTTATGAACAACGTCGGGGAGATAGAAAGCAACAACATCCCTGATAGATACCAGAATGACAGCGAAGATTCTGCGGGTAGAGGCAAGTACCAGTTTGAAAACGACAAAGGCAGCAACGCAGCTAGGACAGCAGCTAACCGCCTCGCGCAATGGGAAAAGGTTAATGGCGCTTTAGACATCCCTGCCAACGAGCGGGAAGAGTTATCTAAACCGAGCCCTAACTTTGCGGTGTTAAGCGAGCCTGTGCAAGACGCGCTGTTCTTAGTTAACATGAGCATAGCCCCTAAAGTCCCGTTTAGCGACATAGCTAGAGGCAAAATCCCACAGAAAGAAGCATGGATCAAATACCACTGGGCAGGTAGCCCAGAGGAAGCCCCAAAGAAAGCGCGCATGTGGGATATGCGACAAATGCAAAACAAAGCGAAAGAAGCAAAAACATTCATCAGTTCTTTATTTTAGAGGAAAAAATTATGCCAAACGTCAAAGGTAAGAAATATGCATACACCCCTGCGGGGATGGCAGCAGCCAAGAAAGCCAAAGATGCAGCTAAGAAGAAGAAAGCCAAAGGGAGGTGATATGGGGCTTTACAGCAACATCAACGCAAAGAAGAAGCGTATAGCAGCAGGTAGCGGCGAGACCATGAGAAAGGTCGGCAGTAAAGGCGCACCTACAGCTAAAAACTTTAAACAAGCTAAGAAGACCGCGAAGAAAAAATGAACCTAGACATAAGTCTTTTGGAGTGGCAGAAAGAAGTTTGGAACGATCCTACGCGTTTCAAGGTGGTTGCTGCGGGTCGCAGGACGGGCAAGTCTCGTCTTGCGGCTTATCTTTTGATCGTCAACGCTCTAAGGTCAGACAAGGGTCAAGTCTTCTATGTAGCGCCTACACAAGGTCAAGCACGGGATATTATGTGGAATCTCCTCTTGGAGATAGGTCAGCCCGTGATAGAGAACTCCCATGTCAACAACATGCAGGTGCGATTAATCAACGGCACAACTATTAGCTTGAAGGGCGCAGATAGACCTGAGACAATGCGCGGCGTAAGTCTCAAGTTTCTAGTCTTAGACGAATACGCAGACATGAAGCCCGATGTATGGGAATTAATCTTACGACCTGCGTTAACAGACTTGAAGGGCGATGCCTTATTTATCGGGACACCAATGGGTAGAAATCATTTTTATGAACTCTACAAGCAAGCCAGTTTAGGCGAAGATCCCACATATAAAGCATGGCACTACACTAGCTACGATAACGACTTACTAGACAAAGAAGAGATAGATGCAGCAAAGAAATCCATGTCTTCCTTCGCGTTTCGTCAAGAGTTTATGGCGTCTTTCGAGGCGCGCGGCTCTGAGATGTTTAAAGAAGAGTGGGTTCGGTTCGATGACGAAGAGCCAGATACTGGCGATTACTACGTTGCTATTGACCTCGCGGGCTTTGAAGAGGTCGGCAAAGCCAAATCTAAAAATAAAAAGCTTGACAATACCGCTATTGCCATTGTAAAGGTAGGCGAGTATGGTTGGTGGGTAAAAGATATCGTGTGTGGTAGGTGGGAGCTAAATGCTACTGCCGAAAAGATATTTCAGATAGTTAGAGACTACCAACCAATCTCAGTCGGTATAGAGAAGGGCATTGCTCGACAGGCTGTTATGTCGCCGCTTACCGACCTGATGAAGAAGTATCAGAACTTCTTTCGCGTTGAGGAGCTAACTCACGGCAACAAAAAGAAAACCGACAGGGTTATGTGGGCGTTGCAAGGTAGATTCGAGAACGGAATCTGCAACCTCAATAAGGGAGAGTGGAACATCCAATTCATGGATGAAATCTTCCAATTCCCCGATTCTTTAACCCACGATGACATGGTAGACGCTTTGGCTTATATAGATCAACTAGCCAAGGTGTCTTACTCATACGATTTTGAAGTAGATGAGTTTGAAGTTCTAGACTCAGTATCAGGATATTAAGATGCTCGAATCCAACGAAGACAAGTTTGGCATAGAAGAGACTCTTGAGTCGTGGGTAATGGAGAAATGTCGCGATTGGCGAGACCATTACGAGACTAACTACGAGCAGAAGTTTGACGAATACTACCGTCTCTGGCGTGGCATTTACGCTAGCGAAGACCGTAACCGCGATTCCGAACGATCACAGATTATATCCCCTGCCCTTCAACAAGCCGTAGAGTCATCAGTCGCAGAGAT